ACCATGACAGCGTTCTGTACTTCAGGGGCCAGCTTGTCAAAAGTGACGTTCATCGGATCGGATTCAGTCTCAACCGGGACAAAAGAAGCAGACTCCTCATCCCAGCGGTTTTCCTGCATATATTCAGCATCCCATGAATCGAGGGCAGGGCGGGGTATGCCAGGTTTATCCTCGCAGACAATAAATTTATAAGCGCAGTCCTGAGCAGCCGGATAATGTTCCAGGAATTGCCAGTGAAATTTTGCTCGAGCACGGCGTTCGTCGCCAGCTTCAATGGCTGTGGCTACAGCCACAGCGCCTTCTTCCCTTGTTGCCAGTTCGTCAGGAATAGCGGCGCAAATAAAGACTTTACTCATTTGTTTTAACCTCATGACAGATTTAAGGATGAACAAATCCCTGCCATTGCTGGCATATAAGAATGAAACCGGATATTTATTACGGAACTGTTTTAAAGACCTGCCGGGATTTCGATATTATCCTGGTGAATAACTTTATCGACCGGGTAACAGTTACCGGGAATTTTCTGTTCGGTTGCTGCAGTCATACACTCCTGCATTGTCCTGTGAACACTGACTGCAATATCAACTGGCTCTCCGGAAACAAGAAAAACTGTCAGAACAAGCACAAATGCTGAATTCATTGTGCACATCCTTTTGGCATCAGACGTAAACGAGCCAGCATTGAAACAATGCATATTTTATTTAATAGCTCCCGTTCTTGTTTTCTCTTGTTAATGGCATCTTCAGTAAATACTGGGTTACTGATAGTGACACCAATTTCAAAACAACCTTCAGACGTATTAACGTTTGGTAATAACGTTTTCATTATCGCGTCCTCAACAATGAATTTTGTGATGCAGTGCCTGGTGCCTCCAGGTGACGTTAACCAGTTAACAATTAACGCCGGATACAGAGAATCCACCCATAACACTGTTTTTGGTTTTAACTGTTCCGCGTGCGCTCAGCCGCATTCACCACATCACAAAATTCACTTTAAAAAGGGCGGCAGAGCAGTCACGGAGTAAAACTGATACCGCCAAACGTCACCAGAAAATTGATAACAGAGGGCGTTGCAGCGGGGTTGTCACTTAAGCGTATGGTCAACCTGACAACCCGGTGTCCTCAACGGGGAAGGAATAACCCCGCCATACTTACCGCCGCGCCATTTCGCGGGTTGCCACAACCGGAAGCGCACGGTCGACGAAAATTTAACGACAGGCTATCTATGAACCAGCTACCTCGCCGTGCGCTTTCGCGTTATGGTCTGACTTTTCAGGGAAATATCCTTTCAGTAAACTGTCAGTTCCGGATGCGCACCCGTGTCCGGCGCACGCACTCCACCTCACCCGTGGAGAACTCCTTAATTACTAACCTTAGCTTTGTTGATTAGCTACTAACGCGGGTATGTAATCATTCTGGCAATGCTTAATGCCGCTGCTTTTTCCAGATTGGTGATATCCTGCTCCAGAGCGGACAGATTTTCAGCCTGCTTAGCCCTGGCTTCATTAGCCCATTTCAGATCCTGCGCTGCATTAATTTTCTGGCGCATCCACTCATAAAGTTCATCATCGGTATAGTCTGGCGCGATGATGACGGGTTCTCGTTTCTGCATACTGATTCCTCGCGGTGCTGTTTCGCTTATCAGCCGTTAGATTTTGCCGAACTGGAAAGCGCCTGTTTAAACTCACTGAAGCTGAGAGCTTCTTCGCCTTCGGCAAGGCCTTCGAAGTATTCTTCGTAAGCCTTTTCCATGATTGTGTCGAAATCCATATCACTCACCTGAGTTTCTTTCCAGCCAGCGACGGGCACCATTTTCGGTTTTAAACGTTTTGCTTTTGGTATACGTCATTGCGGTGAACGTGCCGTCCTGGTTTGGAAACACGCCGTACACCAGAGATTCGTTGTTGCCAAGATCGATAGTATCCATGCTGACCTCATTTCCCCTTAACGCTGGGGTAGCGGAACTGTTTGCTGAGAACACCGTGCGGTGTGTTGATGCAAACAAGATTAGCCATGACTAACATATCGGTCAAGTGATTTTGTATGCTATAGCTAACATAATTGATGTGGTAAAAGATAACTCATTGATGATGTTATCTTTTATTTGTCCGCTGACGGGCTTTTAGTAATTCTTCAAAGAGTTTATTGAAGTTTTTTACTCGAGCTCGCATTTCGGCGAGCTGGGTATCCTGTTCTGATTCTGGCAGTGCATTAAACAGCTCAAGGAGCTCTAGTTCTTTGGGGGATAAGGCAACTGGCTTCTCAACAGGTGGTGTTGGTTGCTTGTCTTCATCGCCAAATAGAATCCATGTTGGTGAGCATTGCAATACTTTGCTGAGGGCAAAAAGGTTCTTCCCTGTAGGTTCACTATCACCCCGTTCCCATTGTGATACAGACACATGGGAGATTTTCAGGGCTTTAGCAAGAGACCTTTGGGTGTGTTTGAGGTTTTTCCGACGATACCTGATGCGTTCGCCGATAGTTAAATTTTTTGTTTCCATAGTTAGCTAATGCTAAATCGTATTGACTATGTTTTTGTTAACATCTATCTTGTTAGTTATGACTAACAATAAAGGTGTTTTAAATGCTTAAAACTGACGCTCTTTTGTATTTCGGTTCAAAAACAAAACTTGCACAAGCAGCAGGTATTCGTTTGGCTTCGCTTTATAGCTGGAAAGGGGATTTAGTTCCCGAAGGTCGCGCGATGCGTCTACAGGAGGCATCTGGCGGGGAGCTTCAGTATGATCCCAAAGTTTATGATGAATATCGTAAGACGAAGCGGGCGGGGCGGTTGAACAATGAAAATCACTCCTGAACAGGCTCGTGAGGCTCTGGATGCCTGGATATGTCGACCAGGAATGACACAGGAGCAGGCGACGATATTAATCACTGAAGCATTCTGGGCTTTGAAAGAGCGCCCGAACATCGATGTTCAGCGTGTCACATATGAAGGTGGCGCGATTGATCAGCGAGCGCTTGGCGTTAATCGAGTGAAGATATTTGAACGCTGGAAGGCTATCGACACCAGGGATAAGCGTGAAAAGTTCACGGCGCTAGTGCCTGCAATTATGGAGGCTACGCGGTGGAAGTGCTGCTGATGTCGAATCCTAGCGTGATGACTATGAAGCGGGAAAAACTCCGGTCGAAGCATATTGTGATGAGTGGGGCGATGAATGAGCGAGATTAATTATCAGGAAGGGCATGAAACGGCGGGGCAAGCAAAACCAGTGGCATGGCGATATCGCTACGTGAAAAAAGGCGTTACGGACTTTCAGGGGAAGTAGTGGTCTGGTGACTGGAAATATGTACCGAAAAAAGAGGATTGTAACGACAGGCCGAACTATCAAATTCAGGCCTTATTCACTGCCTCACCAGTCCCAGTTACATCAGAAGAACTGGTTAAAGCTGTGCACTTTTATGAACAACTAAAACGCGAAAATCCACCAACATCCGGCAACTAGATTAATGGATTAACTATGTCGGTTAAACGACCAGCCAACTGAAAAAGCGGAAACCTGATTACAGGTTGCCAGATAAGGCAATGAGCTACCTGGCGCGGAACGGACTGATAAGTATGGGGAATGTTTTACGATGAACCTTTAGACTAAAGAGTTTGTAACGCTATGTAAGTGATTTTTTCTGGTTTAGATATTTATATGTCCGGCCAAATTGAGGTGTGTTTAAATGTAATTGCACATTGATTGTAGGAGGAATAATGAAAAACGCATTGCAGTTTTTGTTTGTTGCGTTCTGGTTGTTCGCATCATGTATGCCCATCATCTTCACAGCAAGGTATATGGAAAAAGTTGATGTTTTGATATTAATATTTGGATATATAAATGCCCTTTTTTTAGGGGTGTTCATGGCGGTCATGTGCATTGAATACTGGCGGTAAATACAGCGAACTCCATTGGTTTAGTTGGATATTTACTGTGCTGGACAAAAACGGTTTGCGGGGAAATCTTAGTTAAGTAGAATGACTGCGGGTGCTTGAGGCTATCTGCCTCGGGCATGGACACCAACGGCAGATAGAGAAAAGCCCCAGTTAACATTACGCGTCCTGCAAGACGCTTAACATTAATCTGAGGCCAATTTCATGCTAGACACATGTAGGTTAGCCTCTTACGTGCCGAAAGGCACGGAGAAGCAGGCTATTGTTAACACCAAGCTGTAATGTCCCCTTTGAACCATTCTAAAATGTCCCCAGACAATTCTCTGGGGGATTTTTCATGATCAAAGAGACTGTTACGATGAGTCATAAGGAACTCCACCGACTTCAGATTATTCAGGAACAAGCTGCGGCACGCATTGGCATTTCTATTCGGCAGGTTAAACGTCTGGTGCAACGGTATAGAAATGAAGGGCCTTCTGGTCTGGTTTCCCACCGACGTGGAAAGCGTCCTAATAATTCCTTTTCTACTGAATTCAGAGCAACAGTAATTTCACTCCTCAAAGGCCGTTACGCTGATTTTGGACCTACGTTTGCGTGCGAAAAATTGCGCGAGATACACGGTTTATCTTTATCCGTTGAAACTCTCAGAAAGTGGATGATAGAAGAGGGGTTATGGCGTGAACGCCGTCGTAAAATTGCCCGTATATATCAACGCCGCATGCGACGACCATCTTACGGTGAACTGATCCAGATTGATGGCTCACCTCATGACTGGTTTGAAAATCGAGGCCCCAGATGTACACTGATCGTTTTCATTGATGATGCCACCAGTGCGTTGATGGCGTTGCGTTTTGTGCCTGCTGAAACAACCCGGGCTTACATGGAAACCCTCCGGGGTTACCTTAATGATCATGGCGTACCGCTCGCTCTCTACTCTGATAGACACAGTATATTCAGGGTAAATAACCCAGAGCGGGAAGGTGAGCTGACCCAGTTCACTCGTGCGATAAAGACACTGGGCATCGAGCCAATCCATGCCAACAGCCCGCAGGCAAAAGGGCGGGTAGAGCGCGCCAATCAGACACTACAGGACAGGCTGGTCAAAGAAATGCGGCTTCAGAATATCAGTGATATTGAAACAGCAAATGCATGGTTGCCGACCTTTATTGAAGCCTATAACAACCGGTTCGCTACGTCGCCTCGTACTACTGATAATGCTCATCTTGATGTGCACCATTCTGAAGAGGAACTGGGTTATATCTTCAGCCTACAGGCGAAGCGCGTTCTGTCTAAAAATCTCACTTTCCAGTACAAAAGCAGTGCGTTTCAGGTACGCAGTGAGGGCCGGGGATATCGACTTAGGCATTCGGTTGTTACTGTATGCGAGAACTTTGACGGTGAAATTAACGTTCTGTATGACGGGAAAGCGCTGGGCTGGGAAAAGTATGTTGATGGCCCGGAGCCTATACCACTGGATGATGAAAAGAGTGTCCATGAACGAGTGGATAATGCCCGTATTGATTTACGCTCAAAATACTATGTTAAACCTAAAGCTGACCATCCCTGGCTTACGCGCCGAACGCAAAGTCATCAGCAAGTTAAGCCCCCGAAGTTACCTAAAAAGAAGCCTGATCCCGATAAAAAAGATTGAAACCAAGATCGATTCGGTTGAGTGCATATCCATTCATAGGGTAGATTCTTAAGTCGCGTTTCTGGTGTTCATTTTCGGGTGGTTTGTTACTTGTTTTACCGGGGATATGCCAGAAACGCGCTGAGTCAGTCTGGGCGGTGCGCGTAATGAGGCGTTATGGTAAATAGCCTATGCTAATGTCCGCTAAGAGCAAGAAGCGGAAGTTGGCAGTTTTGTGGACTGTCCCCACAAAAGTGACTACAGAAATAGTTGCAATTCATAATTGATCATGGGTTGTCAGTTAAACTCGTGGCGATTTAAATAGACTAATTGGGAGTGCGTCCATTACTTATATCTTGTAATGTTAACTATCAGAAATGATACAAAGATAATATGTCTTTAAAGAAAAGGCTGATGGCGAAAAGTGGCCCGATGAGGGCCACAATACGGCTGTCACTTAGACGTAAATATCAATGGTGCCAGCGGTATTTGTATCGTCTTTTTTCTCTTCTTTTTTATCAGGCTGAACTGTCGCGTCTTCATTCTTTTTCTCTGCCTGCTGCCTTAACAACTGCTCCAGTTGAGCCCAGAGGCTTTCAATTTGCTTCTGTACCAATGCAGCCATTTCTTTTTTCTGCTGTGTCGTCATCCCCTCTTCCGATGAGATTTTCCCAAGCTTTTCAGTCAGCACCTGAATTTGTCTTGTGATTTTGGCTATTTCTGATGTTCCTTCCGGGGCGGAGTTGTTTGAAATAACGGTTGAGGTATTTCCCTGAATTGTGACAGACATAGATTTCTCCTTTTAAAAAAGCACTATCGGCATGCACAAAAAAATCTTTAATCGTATTTCTTGTGTCATTAATTGTTTGATGTTCAGATTGTTTTCCTCGCGGGCTGGCGCGCCTCAGAAAGTAAAGCTTGTTGACAGGGGTAAACGTTCGGCAATAATTTTCTGCCGCATGCGGGTGTTGCATAAAACGTGTTACGTTCCTTTATCGACAGGTCAGGTCACGGACGGATTTATCTTGCGCGAAGGTGAGTTTGTCACTTCATTACAGGCATTGAAAGAGATCGGAATAAAAGCTGGCTTTTCTGCTTTTTCAGGAGAATAAACTCATCTACAATCTTGCGCGGGGCTGAACTCCCGCTGAGTAACACCGTGCCACCGGAGAAAACCGATGGCACGCAACGCAAAATATTACAATTCTGATAATTCGCCCGTTCTTGCCTGCACGCACGGGCGGTATTCTCACGCATTCAAGTCTGAATGGTTCCAGCACCCTCCATGCACTGCAGAACAGGCCGAATGGCTGATTCATTCTTACCGCAGGCGCGGGTTGGCGCATTGTCCGACTGGCTATTACGTCATGTTACATCCTGCCAGTGGCCTAATGGCGATTACCATCACACTGAAACAGTCATTCACCGTTATGGTACCGGCGCAATGGTGTTGTGCTGGCACTGCGACAACCAACTGCGTGACCAGACATCGGAATCACTGGAGCTGCTTGCTCAACAAAATCTGACAGCATGGGTGATTGACGTCATCCGTCACGCAATAAGCGGTACGCAGGAGCGGGAATTATCTTTGGCTGAATTATCCTGGTGGGCGGTCTGCAATCAGGTGGTGGATGCACTACCTGAGGCTGTATCGCGTCGTTCGCTGGGATTACCAGCGGAAAAAATCTGCTCGGTGTACCGCGAAAGCGACATCGTACCGGGAGAGCAGACCGCCACCAGCATATTGAAACAACGCACAAAAAATCTTGCACCGTTGCCTTACGCCCACCAGCAACAAAAATCACCACAGGAAAAGACGGTGGTAAGCATCACCGTTGATCCAGAGTCTCCGGAATCTTTCATGAAGCTGCCTAAACGTCGCCGCTGGGTTAAGGAGAAATACACACGTTGGGTTAAGACACAGCCGTGTGCTTGCTGCGGTATGCCAGCCGACGATCCGCATCATCTGATTGGTCACGGGCAGGGCGGAATGGGAACAAAAGCACATGATCTCTTTGTGTTGCCTTTGTGCAGAAAGCATCACAACGAGCTGCATACGGATACAGTGGCATTTGAAGATAAGTATGGCTCTCAACTGGAGCTGATATTTCGTTTTATCGATCGCGCGCTGGCAATTGGCGTACTGGCGTAAGTGGAGAACGAGCATGAACCTTGAAGCCTTACCAAAATATTACTCCCCAAAATCTCCAAAATTGAGCGATGACGCTCCAGCGACAGGCACCGGTTGTTTAACAATTACGGATGTAATGGCAGCGCAGGGGATGGTGCAGTCGAAAGCACCACTTGGGTTGGCCTTATTTCTGGCAAAAGTTGGTGTTCAGGACCCTCAGTTTGCGATTGAAGGCCTGCTAAATTACGCGATGGCACTGGATAACCCGACATTGAACAAATTGAGTGAAGAAATCCGGTTACAGATTATTCCTTACCTCGTGAGTTTTGCCTTTGCTGATTACTCCAGGTCTGCGGCAAGTAAGGCTCGCTGTGAGCATTGTTCAGGTACGGGATTTTATAATGTATTGCGCGAAGTGGTGAAACACTACAGACGCGGGGAATCTGTAATCAAGGAATAATGGGTGAAGGAACTATGTCAGCATTGCCATGGTAAGGGCGAAGCCAGCACAGCGTGCAGAGGGTGTAAGGGTAAAGGGATTGTTCTGGATGAAAAAAGAACCCGGTTTCATGGCGTACCGGTATATAAGATTTGTGGGCGTTGTAATGGAAACCGGTTTAGTCGTTTACCGACCACGTTGGCACGACGTCATGTCCAGAAGCTGGTACCAGACCTGACCGATTATCAGTGGTATAAGGGGTATGCGGACGTCATTGGTAAACTGGTAACAAAGTGCTGGCAGGAAGAAGCATACGCGGAAGCGCAATTGAGGAAGGTGACGAGATAAATGATTTTTGCTGAAGATGGCGACATGATGTTTGCATTTTTCAAAAAATATGGATAAAATTTTTTCAACGATGGGCTTTGTATACCCGACGTTAAGAAAAAGTAGAAAACCCGCTGATGAGCGGGTTTTGTGCTTTAAATGGGGCAATGGTAATGTTGAATCTCATCCCGGGACTCATGTCTGTTAACTTATTATTTAGCTGGTGACTTGGTTATTTGCCTGATGTTTAAAATGTTTTCTTCCAGTACAATGTCCCTAAACACAATGAGTCTGCTTATTATATTATTAGCAGAGCTATTACGGCCAAAGTACAGCATAAGCTTTTAAAGCCAATCAACCAGTCATCAAGACAGACGGGGTTATTCATAAAAACTCTCCATGTGTGATCCGATGGGGCCTGAAATTAAAGCTTTAATATAGCTCATGAAAGGTAAACATTGGCAGCTGAAGGGCCACGCAGACCATTTATCCGGCAAAATTCCACGCGTAATCCGGTGGTAATTTCTTCTGCATCGCGGAGATTGAGCGCTGAAACATGAAGCTGGACATCGATACGACCATCGGATGGGGTGATAAGACCCTTGCCGCTTTTGCCGTCAAAGGTTTTGACAATTCCTGTCATTTTACGGGACAAAAAAATTCCTTAATACTGATAACTTGGCGCACTATACACACGTTCCTGAAGAAAGCTATAGTTTTTTGATGGGGTTGAAGATGGCTGGATGTCTAAAATAAACATTGCTTCATATGTTCAACTATGCGTTAATGATTGCGTCGGTTTGAAGAACAGACGATATACGAAGTAGTTTACTAAAGCAGTTCTCATTTCAGGTGTTATTCACTTATTCCTTCTTTGAGTCTCTCCAATTAAGTACGAAGTCGTTTCTGTTATGCAAACCATTTATGCCGAAAGGCTCAAGTTAAGGAATGTAGAATGTCAAATAAAATGACTGGTTTAGTAAAATGGTTTAACGCTGATAAAGGTTTCGGCTTTATTTCTCCTGTTGATGGTAGTAAAGATGTGTTTGTGCATTTTTCTGCGATTCAGAATGATAATTATCGAACCTTATTTGAAGGTCAAAAGGTTACCTTCTCTATAGAGAGTGGTGCTAAAGGTCCTGCAGCAGCAAATGTCATCATTACTGATTAAAATTCATCGCTCGTCTGTATACGATAACGAAGAAGGCTGATGCCTGAGTAGAGATACGGACAGAGTAGTGAATATTGGATCTCTTTAATAAAAAGTAAGGAGGTCCAATACATGAAACAATGGCTAGCATATTTGGCAAAATCTTAATCAGGAAAAGTATGCTAACCATTGTGGTGAAGTGCAGGTTTGCTGCATGAATAGTTTTACAGCAGAAGCTAACTGCTGGCATGGCAAAACAAAGTGCGTAAGTGGATGACTCCCACAAAAAGCACCACAATCTCAAACCCGCTCAGGCGGGTTTTTTATTATCTGCTTTAAATATATTATTAAAATATAAAAAATACTTGTTACTAATAAAATCAATCAGGCTACAGCTTTAAGATTTGTCTGGAATACTTTGTTGCAATGAGGGCAGATCAAAAGGGCACCTTTTTGTACTCTTGAAAAACTGTGTTCTGACTCTTGGGTGCAGTTTGGGCAGGAACATTTAACGAGATAATTACGGCGTGATTTTGAGTTTTTACGTTCTGACATAGGCTTTTCCTGTATAAATGGCCGTATACAGTACACTAAATATGAAAACATTTCTCGTATTATTATTTTATATATGACTTTCTTTCAAAATAATTACCCACATTTTTAATGTGTATGTTTTTTTAGCGCCGTTGAGAACAACGTGTGCTGTCAAAACTACCCCGTAGACTCCGATCTTTTCAAACATATTGCACCATCCGTGTACATCGGGGTGAGGATATGAAATCAATGGATAAGTTAACAACAGGTGTTGCCTATGGCACATCGGCGGGTAATGCTGGTTTCTGGGCATTGCAGTTACTCGATAAAGTAACTCCGTCACAGTGGGCTGCAATCGGTGTGCTGGGTAGCCTGGTTTTTGGCCTGCTGACGTATCTGACAAATCTTTATTTCAAGATTAAAGAAGACAGGCGTAAGGCTGCGAGAGGAGAGTAATCCAATGACTCAAGACTATGAACTGGTTGTGAAAGGAGTCCGTAATTTTGAGAATAAAGTTACGGTAACTGTAGCCTTACAGGACAAAGAACGCTTTGACGGTGAAATTTTTGACCTGGATGTCGCCATGGACCGTGTTGAAGGAGCTGCGCTGGAGTTTTATGAGGCAGCAGCCAGAAGGAGCGTCCGGCAAGTCTTCCTGGAAGTAGCAGAAAAATTGTCAGAAAAAGTTGAGTCTTATCTGCAGCATCAGTACTCCTTTAAGATTGAAAATCCTGCCAATAAGCACGAGCGTCCTCATCATAAATATCTATGAACACAAAAATCAGATACGGCCTGTCGGCTGCCGTTCTGGCGCTGATTGGTGCTGGCGCATCTGCTCCTCAGATACTTGACCAGTTTCTGGACGAAAAAGAAGGTAACCACACAATGGCATACCGCGATGGTTCTGGCATATGGACCATCTGTCGGGGTGCCACAGTGGTGGATGGAAAAACCGTTTTTCCCAATATGAAACTGTCGAAGGAAAAATGCGACCAGGTCAACGCCATTGAGCGTGATAAGGCGCTGGCATGGGTGGAGCGCAATATTAAAGTACCACTGACCGAACCACAAAAAGCGGGTATCGCGTCATTTTGTCCCTATAACATTGGCCCCGGTAAGTGTTTCCCGTCGACGTTTTATAAGCGGCTGAATGCTGGTGATCGTAAAGGTGCATGCGAAGCGATTCGCTGGTGGATTAAGGATGGCGGACGCGATTGCCGCATTCGTTCAAATAACTGTTACGGTCAGGTTATTCGTCGTGACCAGGAGAGCGCATTAACCTGCTGGGGGATAGAACAGTGAATCAGATATTCATGGTGATTTTTCTCGTGTTGTCAGGATTTATCGTCGGAAATGTCTGGAGCGACCGAGGATGGCAAAATAAATGGGCGGAACGTGATGCTGCCGCATTATCACAAGAGGTAAATGCTCAATTTGCTGCTCGAATAATTGAACAGGGGCGAACTATAGCCCGTGATGAGGCTGTTAAAGATGCGCAACAGAAATCTGCTGAAATTTCTGCCAGGGCTGCTTATCTGTCTGATAGTGTTAACCAGTTGCGTGCCGAAGCAAAAAATATGCCATACGCCTTGACGCAGCGAAGCATACCGCAGATCTTGCCGCTGCCGTCAGAGGCAAAACAACCAAAACCGCCGAAGGAATGCTCACCAACATGCTCGGAGATATTGCAGCAGAAGCTCAGCTTTATGCTGAAATTGCTGACGAACGCTACATCGCAGGAGTGACTTGTCAACAGATCTATGAATCTTTAAGAGATAAAAAGCATCAAATGTAGGGTAATATTAAATCGGAACATTTACATCGCGGAATGTAAAATTTAAATAAAAAGGACTCTTCCATGAGCCAAAATTCCTGAAATCTTAAGGGTAAGATAAAAGGTCTTAATCAGAATGACACGTTTTATTAATAAATAAAGCTATTCTTTCATTGCTGTGTTTTTCTTTACAAAAGTAATCCTTGCTATGGGTGGTTAATCATGCGTTAATGGTGTTCTGGTTTGTTACAAATTTATCTGAAGCAGTCATTGTTATAATTTTATTATTTGTACCTCTTGAGATTTCCTTGTTGGTTTTTCTCTCTGATATTTTTTTTCGGACCATTCTGCCCAAGGGCTAATTTCTTCAAAAGGTAATAATTATGTCTAACAAAATGACTGGTTTAGTGAAATGGTTTAACCCTGAAAAAGGTTTTGGTTTCATCACGCCGAAAGATGGCAGCAAAGATGTGTTTGTCCATTTCTCAGCAATTCAGAGCAACGATTTCAAAACATTAACTGAGAATCAGGAAGTTGAATTTGGTATTGAGAACGGACCTAAAGGTCCTGCCGCTGTTCATGTAGTGGCGCTTTGAGGTAGACAATATTACAAACCATATTCACTTTAGATGCCCGTGTTGTCATGGTTCCCAGTATAGAACATCATCTTTTGATGTTTCTGACATGAATCCTTTCGGGGCAAAATGTATCTTTTGTAAATCAATGATGATTACATTTGATAATATTTCACAATACTTAAATGCCAGCCGTCTGTCGTTGGATTTAAAAAAGTGAAAATGAAGGCTCCTTCGGGAGCTTTTTTGCTTGGTGTCTATTCGATGGATACTCACATACTACGGTAACATCATGAAAAAAATCATAGTTTTTTTTAACTCTGAACCAGCAGTGGTAGTGCCAGCGATGACTGGAGTTAACACCATCATGCGTGAATATCCAAATGGCGAAAAAACACACCTTACTGTAATGGCCGCAGGGTTTCCATCTCTGACCGGAGATCATAAAGTCATTTATGTAGCCGCGGATCGACATGTTACTTCAGAAGAAATTCTGGAAGCAGCAATAAGGCTCTTGAGTTGATTTGATGCTATTGCATTGATAATTCAGGAAAATTCTCTTTGTCTGTTTGTGTAAAATTTAGACTATCGTATGTTGATTATTGCGATGTTTCATCTTATCTTTTACACGTTTGCACCATATAATCGACTTACTGTGTAACTGGAAAGTCATAACAGACTAAAAGAGGAAATGATGAATATTGAAAACTTAAAAACAAAAGCAGAAGCAGATATTTCTGAATATATAACAAAAAAAAATTATTGAACTTAAGAAAAAGACCGGGAAAGAAGTTACCAGTATTCAGTTTACCGCACGGGAAAAAATGACGGGTCTTGAAAGCTATGATGTCAAGATTAATTTAATCTGATGTATTCAATAATAAAATTTATCCATAAACCTCGTTTTTACGGGGTTTTGTTATATTTGAATGGTTCCGAATATCTAAATCACAATTGTTGATGGTTTTTATTAAACCAATGCAGTCCGGCTCAGGAGTGAGAGAAGCCGGACGTTATGGTTTAGCGTGGTAAGATCTGTGTAGTTTTCTGGATGCTTTCAGTAAATAGTAATGAATTATCAAAGGTATAGTAATATCTTTTTTGTTCGTGGATATTTGTAACCCACCGAAAAACTCCTGCTTTAGCAAGGTTTCTTCTGTATTCCTGAAATGTGATCTCTCTGGATTTCAGCTTATTAGAGGTCGTTTCTATAAGATGCCTATCCTTTGAAAATTTGACAGACACAATGTTTTTTAGGCCCTTTAATAACACTGTATTATCATTTTTTAATACAATATGAACATTCTCTGTGGCTAAATAGTAAATGTAATGTGAGACATTGTGACGTTTTAGCTCAGAATAAAACCATTGATAGTTTAAATCGTTTCGAACTTTATCAAATATTTGTTTAAAAATGACTACCTGATCCATAGATAAACCTTCCATGTGATATGAGGGGGCGTAGTCTGCACGATTATCTAAATTGCTTCAATCTGGTCTGACCTGTTTTCTGAGCAATTCAGTAATGTCACTCTTTTCTTTGTTTGCTTCAGAAGAAACTCTTTTTTCTGAGCACAGTCTCCGGCGGCAGGCTTCAATGACCCAGGCTGAGAAATTCCCGGACCCTTTTTGCTCAAGAGCGATGTTAATTTGTTCAATCAT